GAATGCATTCAGATTACAGAAGCAGTAGGTATACCTCAACAAATTATTGCTGGTCTTCCTAGTGGTGGACAAGTAGCATCCGTGGGTGGCATTGCTGTAATCGCTACTACATCAGCACTATTAGCAAAACCGCTGGCAGACTTACTATTGAAAGTAGTCAAACCAACGGTTAAGAAAGTTATTAAAAAGATTGCTAAACTCAGGGGGAAGGAGAGTAAGGTACCGTCTGTAAACGAACGTCGTTTGGAGCAGCGTCAGAGGAATCTTGCGATTCGGACTCTTCGGGAGGCACTGAAACCGAAGGGATAGTATGTCTGTGGTCTTTGATCTGGTTGACATTCATCACCACGACATCCGCACATATTTTATAATAAGGACTCTTGGGGTGAAACATGATTCCTTCCTTCATAAGAGATCCACAATTTTTTAATCTTGCAATCTCAAAGTCCAATCTTTTATTGGCAGCAGTTTGTTGTAGCAAATCAATACTTGCTGCTGCCGCTTCCTTACATTGGTCCTGCAACTTCTTATCAATGGGTGTACTCCATGTCATAGAGAACCCTACACCTAAACTATAATTATCTTTCTGTCCAGTACGTGTTCTTTTATGGAACAATATATCACCAGGATTATCAATCAAACCATCTTCATTTAGATCACTGATATCGTACACAGGATCATTGAAGTATGGTTCGTATGGTTTAGATGCCGAAGCAGATCCTGTTACATAGGGGGTGAAGTTGCGAGTGGGACCCTGACATTGTATACCACTTCCGTATGTGTTTGTAATGTAAGGTCCTTGAAGGACTTGTATGGCTTGGTTTGTAACGGAGCCTGAACTATTAGCCACAGGAGAAGCAGTAGCAGACACACCACCAACAGTTTCAGCATAAGAAGGATTAGCAAATAAAAGTGTTACTGCGAGAAGATACTTGTGGTATCGGTTATGCTTGTAACCTCTGTTGTTCTGTTTATAATTGTTTGATTCGAGAGACCTGGGCCTTGATAAGTTTCTGTAAACTGAAACGCTGCGCCAGGTGTTGTTTGTGTAAACGTCGGTCTGTTGTTCACTCCTGTCCATGAAGAAGTCACTCCGTCAATAGTTACATTACTAGCACCTGTTCCTGGTGAGAGGTTTCCAGATGCAGATACACCAGAACCAGTAGCAGAATACTGATACCCAGTGTTGTAGTCCATGCTATTTATAGACTCAGTTATCGTCTGTGTTGTCTCCGTGTGGCTCGTCATTGACCCCTGGGTGAAGTTTGGGACCACGGGGACCGCCTGGGCAGGAACAAGTGTGACACTTGCACCCACCGCAACGATCGCACACGAGATAATCGTATTCTTCATTGCTAACCTCAGTCAATTACCGTGATCTCACTCACGTATTGTCCTGTTGCCGTCGTGCCTGCGCCACCAGCCGTCACGGTGATCAATCCAGCAGATGTCACAGTACCTGCTAGGGATCCTGCTGTTCCAGCAGTGTAAGAAGTAGTGTTTGAGAAGTTAGGAACGTCACCCACAGTAGGGGCAGCAGTTGGAACTGCATCAGCCTGTGTGTATGACTGACTAAACGAGAAGGCCGAACCTGCTGTGTCCTGTGTTGCAGAGATAGTGCCAGGACTGTATACACCAGAGGTGATAGTACCAGCAGATACTGTATGGGCGGTCGTTCCGTCCGTGGTATCAATATTTGATCCTGAAATACTAAACGATGAACCGATTCTAGTTGCCTGCGTTCTTGCCGAGTCCACAGTTAGTTGAACACTTGCGGCATGTTTTGATACAAGTCCACCAGCGTTAGCAACGCTCGCGGTCATCAGAAGCATAACGAGAGGAAGAAATTTCTTCATCGTCTCGATCGTAGGAACTAGTTCTATTTAGGTCTTTTGTCCCCTTGACAGGTCCTTTGTAACTACGTATAATACGAGGGTCAAAAACACCTAATATCACATGACAGCAACACCCACAAACCTATTTACAGCAACCGATTCCACAGATCCAAACCCGATTACTGCTAAGTTTGCGTATGTAAGGGGCAACGAGCGTCTGCGTCAGTCTATGATTCAGGCAGAGACTCGTGGTCGTGGGTTCTCTTATCCTTGGATCGATGATTCCTATGGCATTGGTGACTGGTTCTGGAAACCAGTTTCTAAGTCCGACTGGGATGAAGGCAAAGGACGCCCTGCAACGCCACCTAAAACTATGCTACATGGTAGGAAGTGGAAAACCACCAAGCGTTTCAACGCTGATCGTCGCGAACATGGGTATATGGTAGAGCGAGTTGCATGATAAGTACGGGGTTCACCACCCCGTATTTTTTTTGTTTGTTATAAATAAATTTGATTGCCTTCGGGGATCACACAATACAATCTCGCTTTAAAAGGAGTAGTTACATGACTGGATTGAGGAAGTTTTCTCATAAAGATCTTAATGCCGTAGTGGATGCGGTTGAGAAATATAGCATCGGGTTAGACGATGTTATGTATAGGTTACATTCATATGGAATGGGTAGTGTCAATGAGGCATATCCACCATATAATCTGGTGAGGGAATCAAACATCAAGTGGCGTATCGAAATGGCACTTGCTGGATGGGCACCAGAGGAGGTGGAAGTAACCACTGAGTCAAATGTACTGCTGATTAGATCCATCTCACCAAAAGCAAAGGGTGAAGATGAGTATCTGCATAGGGGTGTCAGCACTAGGACATTTGCTAGGGGGTTCAACCTTTCAGATGATGTGGAGATCGGTACAGTCGCGTTTACAAATGGATTGCTTGTGATAGAATTGCAGAAGATCATCCCTGACCATCAGAAGTTGAAGGTTTATGAAATCAAAAATTCTGCACTACCTGAAAGTGATAGTGTGCCATCCAGCGACACACTATAATCTGATTACGATTGGAATTTTGATTACAATCGGAGCATTACATAACCATGCTCACTTCACAATGACTAAGGATGCAGACGCTTACGTAAGACAGTGGTGTAGATCATCAGCAGAAAATAAAAAGATCTGTGTCAGTTATGGTGGAAACATGGACTACTAATCAACCTATATAATGTACAACCAAAGAGACCTCATGGGGTCTCTTTTTGTTTGAGGTAAATCATGAACATGTATGTTAACCTGTGTCCTGCATACGCAGAAAAGAGTGAGACCCTCACTCTTGATCTATCCCCTGAGGATATGGATCACTTTATGCAGTACGTTCACGTCTTAGCAGATACTAAAAACATTACTGCTAGACGTGCCTTTACTGATATGGTAAAGTACACTTATGAACAATTGATGGAGAAAGACTATGAGCGTAAGAATCGTAAGAATGCAAAACGGCGAGGACGTAATCGCTGATGTGTATGAAATGCGTGATAGCAAGGAAGGTCCACCACTAGCATACAAGTTAGAAAAACCTTACACTGTGGTGATTCAAGAGAAGCATAATCTTTTTGAAGAACCATCCTTGCAGGAGTCACCTAAGACTCTTGATACCATTGATATGGAGTTCACTGCATATGTACCGTTCTCTAAGAACTCACATATTTACATTCCTATTCCCTCTGTCACTTTCATTTACAACCCTATCGATCAACTGATCGAAAAATATAACGAACTAATTGCCACCGATGCTGAAATTACTGTTGTTGAAGAACGATCCGAGCACGTACCTGCTGGGGAAACTGACGGAACTGGACGAGGAACCGAGTCTACTGATTGAAGATTGCTTTCGTGTCTCTCCTGATGGTGAACTCAGTGAGTTCCCTCTGCACACAGATCAGCGAGACGTGTTCTTGACTTCTGACCTGATCTTTACTATACTAGATCCGTCTGCCGCTCTGGTGGGCAAGTATAAATCGATGGTTAGTTGATGCAGTTTTACACGGATGTGATTCTACTCGGTGATGTTATCCTGTATCGGGGATACAACAACGGTGAACCCGTTGAGTACCGAGAGAAATGCCGTCCTACCCTGTACTTCGTTCCCAACAACCAAACCAAGGAGTCTAAGTATAAGACTCTTGATGGTAGGTATGCTCACCCTAAACACTTTGATGGTGCTAGGGATGCTCGAAAGTTTATCGAGAAGTATACTGACGTTGATGGGTTAGAAGTGCATGGGTATGACAGATTCGTGTATCAATTCATCGCTGACAAGTTCCCTGATGAGATTCGTTTCGATATGAACGCGATGAAGATCTATACGATTGACATCGAAGTTGGTTGTGACAATGGATTCCCCTCAGTAGAGGCGTGTCAAGAAGAGATACTTTGTATTACTATGAAGAATCTTGCTACCAAGGAGGTGATAACTTGGGGTACGAGGGAATTTACACCGAAGGACACAGAGTATCGTGTCTTTTGGAAGGAAGTGGATATGTTGGAAGACTTTCATGCTTGGTGGTCTCAAAACACTCCTGATATTATCACTGGTTGGAACTGCAACCTGTATGATATTCCTTACATCTGTCGTCGATTTGAGCGGGTGCTAGGAGAGACTTGGAAGAAAGGTCTCTCCCCCTGGAACCGTGTGATGGAACGTGAAATTGAGATGATGGGTCGTAAGCACATCTCATATGAAATCAATGGTGTCACGATTCTAGATTACTTAGATCTGTACAAGAAGTTCACTTATTCTGCACAAGAATCTTATCGTCTAGATCACATTGCAAATGTAGAACTGGGTCAAGCAAAGATTGATCACAGTGAATACCAGAACTTCAAAGAGTTCTATACAAAAGACTGGCAAAAGTTTGTTGAGTACAACATCGTTGACGTGGAACTCGTTGACCGTCTAGAAGACAAGATGAAACTCATCGAACTGGCATTAACTCTTGCGTATGACGCTAAGGTTAACCTCAGTGATGTCTATTCTCAGGTCAGGATGTGGGACACCCTCATCTACAATGACTTGAAGAAGCGTAACATTGTGGTCCCACCTAAGATCAGTACACAAAAGAATGATCAGTATGCTGGTGCGTATGTTAAAGAACCCATACCAGGTGCTTACGACTGGGTGGTGTCCTTTGACCTTAACTCTCTGTACCCTCATCTCATCATGCAGTACAACATCTCACCAGAAACTCTGGTTGAGAGGCGTCACCCATCGGTGTCTGTTGACAAACTGCTGAACAAAGAGGTTGAGATCAGTGGAGAGTATGCTGTGTGTGCCAACGGTGCTCAGTACCGTAAAGATATACATGGTTTCCTACCTGAAATGATGCAAAGGATCTACGATGAACGGACCATATACAAGAAGAGAATGCTTCACGCTAAGCAGTCTCTTGAAAATGCCACCACACCTAAGGAAACCGTGGCACTACAAAAGGATATTGCAAGATACACCAATATCCAAATGGCAAGAAAGATCCAACTCAACAGTGCCTATGGTGCCATCGGAAACCAATACTTCCGATACTTCAATCTGGCAAATGCTGAGGCGATTACTCTCTCGGGGCAAGTCTCGATTCGATGGATCGAATCCGATGTCAACGGATACCTAAATAAAATATTGCAAACTGAGGGGGTAGATTATGTCATTGCATCTGACACCGATTCAATCTATCTTAATCTTGGACCTCTTGTTACTAAATTTCTTAGTGGTAAGTCTGACGATAAAGCAGCAACTGTTTCCCTACTTGACAAGATCTGTCAGGAGAAACTGGAACCTTTTATTGAACAATCGTATCAAAACCTGGCGTCGTATGTTTCGGCATATGATCAAAAGATGCAAATGAAGCGAGAGAACATCGCTGATCGTGGTATCTGGACTGCAAAGAAACGATACCTGCTCAATGTATGGGACAGTGAGGGTGTTAGGTATGAGAAACCTAAGTTAAAGATCATGGGTATCGAAGCAGTCAAGTCTTCTACACCTGCACCATGTCGTACTGCAATTAAGGAAGCACTTAATGTTGTTATGAATGGTACAGAAGCAGATATCCAGAAGTATATTGCACAGTTCAGACGTAAGTTTGAAAGTCTCCCTCTTGAAGATATTGCATTCCCTCGTGGATGTAATAACATAAATAAATTCTCTTCACCTAGGAACATCTATGGTTCTGGATGTCCTATGCATGTCAGAGGTTCCTTGCTATACAATCACTATTGCAAGAAATTAAATCTCACTCACAAGTATCCTCTGATTCAGGAGGGTGAGAAGATCAAGTACATCTATCTACGTAAACCAAACAGGATTGGTGAGAATGTTATCTCATTCTTCCAGACTCTACCCAAAGAGTTTAATGTCCATTCATCGATAGATTATGATGAACAATTTGAGAAGTCCTTCTTACGTCCAGTCCGTGTTATACTGACGACGGTAGGATGGTCCACAGAACAACGTAACACTTTGGAGTTTTTATTCGGATGAGTTTTCTTAATGATGTAGTAAAGGAGATCGGCAATGAGTATGCTGGTATTGTTAACGAAGGGGTTGCTGCTGGCGATGTTGCATCTTTCGTTGATACTGGTTGCTATCTATTCAACGCCGTTGTTAGTGGGTCTCTTTTTGGTGGTGTTCCTTCCAATAAGATTACGGCTATTGCTGGTGAATCAAGCACGGGAAAGACTTTTTTTACTCTCGCTATCGTTCGTAATTTCCTTGATTCTGATCCAGATGCTGGATGCATATATTTTGAGTCCGAGTCTGCAATCTCTCGTGACATGATCGAGAGTCGTGGTATCGATTCAAGACGTATGATGATTGTTCCTGTTGTTACAGTGCAAGAGTTTCGTACACAGGCAATCAAGATTGTCGATAAGTATCTAGAACAGAAACCTGAGGATCGTAAACCTCTGATGTTCTGTCTAGACTCACTTGGTATGCTATCAACTACCAAAGAAGTCACAGATGCTGAGGCAGGTTCTGAGACTCGTGACATGACTCGCTCTCAGATCGTGAAGTCTATCTTCCGTGTACTCACACTGAAACTTGGTAAGGCGAATGTACCTATGATCGTTACCAATCACACCTATGATGTCATCGGTGCCTATGTGCCAATGAAAGAAATGGGTGGTGGTAGTGGTTTGAAGTACGCTGCATCGTCTATTATATTCTTGTCTAAGTCTAAGGAGAAGGATGGTAAAGAGGTGATCGGCAACATCATCAAATGCGAAACCAAGAAGTCACGATTCACTAAGGAGAATGCCAAAATTGAGACACGCCTATTTTATGACGAGCGTGGACTTGACAAGTATTATGGACTACTGGAACTGGGTGAGAAGCACGGAGTCTTCGAGCGTGTGGGTAACCGTTATAAGATGGGGGGCGTTTCTCTTTATTCTAAACAGATTCTCAAAGATCCTGAGAAGTATTTCACCCCAGAAGTAATGCAAGCACTAGATGAAGTCGCACAAAAGGAGTTCAGTTATGGAGCATGATCACTACATCAGAACATATGATAATGTTCTTGATGAGAATCTTGTGAAGAACATCATGGAGTCTTCCAGAGATGTTCAGTGGGAATACTGGGACCGTGAAGGTCGTCCACAGTTCCATCAGTTCAATGTGACTGACTATGCTCAGAACAATCCTGATTCTATCTGGGGTAAGGTTCACAATCGTCTGATTGAATCAATCAAAGATGTGTCTGAAAGGTATATGGAAGACACTGGTAGTAGAGAAGCATGGCCAGCAGAGAATGCACTTGAACAGATTCGTTTGAAGAAGTACATTGCAGAAGATGATGATCGTTTTGATCCTCACGTTGATGTTGGTGACCACAGCAGTGCTAGAAGGTTCCTTGCATTGTTCTTCTATCTGAATGATGTTGACGAGGGTGGCGAAACGTGGTTTACTAAGTTGGGAATCAAAATTAAACCAGTAGCAGGTCGATGCCTGGTGTTCCCACCCACATGGACCTATCCTCATGCAGGACTACCACCATTGAAACAAAATAAACATATCATTGGTACCTATCTACACTACATTTAATGCAAAAGATTGAAGAAATTGCTCTCAGCAAACTTATACGTGATGAAAACTATTGTAGATCTGTACTCCCTTTCCTAAAAGATGAATACTTTGATCACCAACCACACCAGGTATTGTTTCATCAGATAAATGATTATGTAACGGAATACAATACTATTCCTGAGACTACTGCTCTCAAAATTGAGATCGAAAAGCGACGAGATTTGAGTGAGGATATCGTAAAAGATATCGAATCATTCCTTGATACCAGGATTGATGACACACAATATAATGATGAATGGTTACTGAATACTACTGAGAAGTGGTGTAAAGAACGTTCGATCTATCTTGCACTGATGGAGTCTATTAAGATTGCTGATGGTCAAGACAAGACTCGCACCAAAGATGCCATTCCCCACATCATGGCAGAAGCATTAGGTACATGCTTTGATGATACTGTGGGACATGATTACTTACTAGACTCCGACGACCGCTATGATTTTTACCACCAAACGCACGACAAGATTCCCTTTGATCTCGAATATTTCAACAAAATCACAAAAGGTGGTTTGCCTCGCAAGACTCTCAATGTCGCTCTTGCTGGAACGGGTGTCGGGAAAAGTCTATTCATGTGCCATATGGCTAGTGCCGCCCTCTTGCAAGGCAGGAACGTACTCTATATTACACTTGAAATGGCAGAGGAGAAGATTGCTGAACGAATTGACGCCAACCTCCTGGACATCAACATCAAGCAACTCTCAGACCCTCTCTTCACCAAACAACAGTTCCGAACAAAAGTAGATAAGATTGCTAAGCAGACCCAAGGTCGCTTAGTGATTAAGGAATACCCTACTGCATCTGCTCACGTCAATCACTTCAAGTCTCTCTTGAATGAACTGAGTATGAAGCGTGGTTTCGCTCCTGATATCATCTTCATTGACTACCTAAACATCTGTGCCTCTGCACGTTACAAGAATGCTGTGGTGAACTCCTATACTTTCATCAAAGGTATTGCAGAAGAACTACGTGGTCTTGCTGTTGAGATGGATGTACCTATCATGACTGCTACACAGACCACTAGGTCTGGTTATGGTAACTCTGATGTTGATCTTACTGACACATCAGAATCATTTGGTCTTCCTGCCACTGCTGACTTGATGTTTGCTCTCATCTCTACTGAGGATTTGGAAGCAACAGGTCAGATCATGGTCAAACAATTGAAGAATAGATACAATGATCCGACAATGAACAAACGTTTCATCATAGGTATTGACAGAGCGAAGATGAGACTGTATGATTGTGATCAGTCTGAACAAGACAACATCCTTGACTCTGGTCAGGGCATTGAGGACAAGTTCCTTGAAACAAAAACACAAAGTAAATTTGACACTTGGCACGTATGACCGACTCCGCTAACAAAAGATCCCGCGACAACGACGTTAACGTCAACTTTGAGGGTAATGATGCTGCATCAGCAGCAGCAGAGAAACTTTCCAATACTGCCCAAGATATCAAGGACGGTATGCAGGATAAACTTGAAGACATGCAGGAGGATACTCCTAAAACTCCTGAGGATTTCATCAATAAGAAGGGTTTCAATGCATGGGTGACTGCTGAGAAGATCAAAGAGAAGGAAGCAGAAAAGAATAAGAAGAAAGAAGAACGTTTCCGTGTGGATCTTGATAAGTATCTGCACTTTGCTGATGATACCTGCTCCAAACCAAGCAAGGATCAGGTTGCATACATCGAACGTCTTCGTCAACTCCATGAAGATGGTTGTAACATCGCTCGTCTTGACACCGCTGCTGCTGGTCTGACTGCTGAGTCAGGTGAGTTCGCAGAGATTGTGAAGAAGTTGAAGTTCCAAGGCAAACCCTGGAATGATGCTAACAAAGAACATCTCGTCAAAGAACTTGGTGACATTCTATGGTATGCAGCACAAGCATGTCATGCACTAGATGTGACCTTTGATCATGTTCTGTATGTCAACTCTCTGAAACTTGCTGCACGTTACTCCGAAGGTAGTTTCTCTATCGAAGAGTCTGAGAACCGTGTGGAAGGTGACATCTGATGGACGGAGCAGTACACGCTTGGAACTCCATGTCATACGGGGAGGGGTTCCTCTTCTCCGTCTGGATCTTGGGGATGTATTACGTTAAATTGCAAATGGATAAGAGGTTCGGTAACCGCTGATGCTATCACTTTGGATCCACTTGCGAGCATTCTTTATTGTTGTAGTTGTTGGTTGTGCTCAACCTGTCAACTGGAAGCACTGCTATCGAGTGGACCAGTGGTTGCTACCAGAGTTAGTGCAGGGATATAAACTGTGGACTGGGAAAGAAACGCCATATCAGAATGAAAAAGATTATCTAAATAGTTTGGATAATCAGTGCCTAGAAGATGGCAAGATCGATTAAAGAAGCATGGGATGACTACAAACGTCATTACCAAAAAGGATTTGAGATTGTATCTAAGAAAGAGATCGTTGTATACGATGGTGCTAAGAGTAAAACAAAGGTAGGAGTTATCGCTAAGGGTGATGGTGTTCATGTTAAACCCATCAAAGGTGGTAACTACCAGGCCAGAATAGAAGTCTTGTATCAGAATGACAAGTCGGGGTGGATCTCTACTCCTTTGTTAGGTAAACCTAGGTCTGCCACAGGTAAGAAGAAGATGCCCGAGTTAAAACCTCAGGCGTTTGACATTCCTATGGATACTAAGATGTCTTTTGATACTTACTATAAGAAAGTCATCGCTGCTATTAACAAAAGGGATGATCTTCAACTGGTAATCAAAGAGTATCTAATTGAACTAACAGATTTTTGTATGGAGCATGGTGCTACTGAGAAGAAGGAACTACTTAAAGCATATGCTGACCTAGCAGCATCAGAATACATTGATATTATGAATAACGTGGAGAAAGATTTCTCTGAGATTACTGCTCCACTATGTGTATTGGAACGTGGTGCTGCTGACTTAGATAAACTAGGGTATGGTAGGTTAAATAAGAATAATGCACAGGTATTCCTACCTGCTGCGGGTAATGAACCACTGATTGACTTTGTTATATTTGATGAGGAAAATACATCATATCCCTTCTCCGTTAAGAAGATCAGTAAGACAACTAACGTAGTCAAACCTCAGGATATTATTTCTCTTATCAATAAGAAACAGATTGATGGTAAGAAAGATGATTGGGTTGAGAAATATAAGAAGACTATTGAGTTTAAGATCTTACAAGTTCTTGCTGAGAACAAAGTGAAGGATGGTTCTTTCCTTGCACTGGAATTGATTGCTAAGGACCTTAAATTAAAGACAAAATTACCCACAGAGGTGGTCAAAAACATTGATGCTATGGTGAAGGGTGGTGACCCTAAGGAATCAGATGTCAAAGCGGCACAAGCCTCCTGGTTGAAACTGGCAGAGATGTATTATAATGATGCTAAGGACTACTGGGAAGCACCCAAGCACAGTAGTGGCAAAGTTGGCATCGCCTCTCTCATCTGTCAAATGATGTTACGAAAGATCAGCAAGGATGGTGACCTGGTGTATCGTGAGGTCATTGAGCACTTTGTTATGAAGGAGGTCACCTACTACAAGTTCGCTACGAACAAAGGAATGCCAGTCTTCTACATGGAAAACCACTTGAAGAACAACCTCAAACCCACAGACCAGTATCACCTCAGAGAGAAATCATCTATTGGCAACCCTTACCGCGATAAAGTCGGAGTACAACCATGAGTAAGAACACACACCTCGAACACCTAGAAGATGACATCTTCAACAATGGTTATGCTGGCGCTCAGAATGCACTTGCATTCTTGGAGGGTCTAAAAGGTATGCTGACCACTGGTAGTGGTGGTGGTAATACTAAGGTTACTGTGAAGTGGGACGGTGCTCCTGCTATCATCTGTGGCATAGACCCTGAGACGGACATGTTCTTTGTTGGAACCAAGTCTGTCTTTGCTAAGACTGAACCTAAGGTATGCTACTCCCATGAAGAGATTGACCTATGGTATGGCGGCACTGGTGTGCATCCTAAGTTGGTTGCTGCATACGATTACCTATCAAAGTTGCCTATCACTGGTGTGATCCAAGGAGATCTTCTGTATACAGAGACACCACCACTGGTTACTATGGGTGGCAAGAGATGCTACAAGTTCAAACCTAATACTATTACTTACTGTGTAGAGAAAGCAACCGAGATGGGTGGCAAGGTAGGTAAGTCTACGGTTGGTATTGTATTTCATACTAAGTACACTGGTCAGACTCTTGCTGAAATGTCTGCTGGTTTTGGTGTTAATGTTTCTGGTCTTCAAGGTGTGTCTGATGTGGCAGTATTCTCATCAGACTTCACCAATACCAACGGCATTGCAAACCTCAGTGCTGGTGAGATGAACAAACTCAACATGAGTATGAGAACTGCGAAGCGCAACTTGGATTCATCTAGGAAGTTCTTGAATGAGATCGGTGGTACTACTAAGGGTATGGGAACTGCTGGTTTGTTTAAGATTTATTTCAACCAAGTGATCAAGTCAGGTAAGATGCCTACTAGTTCATCGCAGATGTTGGTTCAGTTCAAAACCTTTGTTGAGTCTAGATATGCATTGAAAGTGGAAGGTGTGAAGACGCCTAAGGCAAAGGAAAACTGGGAAAAGAAAAAAGAGGAGGCACTAAAACAACTAAATAGTGATAAGTCTGTAATCTATGCTGCTTTGGGAGGATTTATGAATCTCATTAACGCTAAGAAGCAGATCATCGAACGCCTCAAAAAAATTGAGGGTGTTGGTACATTTCTAGAAGATGAGAAAGGATACAAAGTCACTAGTCCAGAAGGATTTGTGGCCATCAAGGATGGCATGGCAGTCAAACTTGTTGATAGACTTGAATTCTCTCGTGCAAACTTTACCGTAGCAAAAGATTGGGGCAAATGAGGTTTCGTCAGTTCATTATCGAAGCAGCAGCCGCTGTTGCCAAGAAAGCATCATCTTCTAAGAAGAAGAATGAGGTAATAGACAAGCATGTTGCCATCACTTTCGGTAGGTTCAACCCTCCCCATGCTGGTCATGGTAAGTTGATGGATGCTGTCAAGTCACATGCTGGTGACTCTGGTAACTATCGGATCTATCCTTCTAGAACACAAGATCATAAGAAGAATCCTCTGCACCCTGAGCAGAAGATTGAACACATGCGTGGCATGTTTAAGAACCACAAGGATGCTATTCAGAACTCTGAGCAGCATAGAAATATCTTTGACATCCTACGTGACCTACATGATGAGGGTCATGAGCATGTCACTATGGTTGTTGGTGATGATCGTGTCAAAGAGTTTGAGAATCTGACATCGAAGTACAACGGTAAGCATTACGACTTCAAGTCTATCAATATCAAATCTGCTGGTGCTCGTAACCCTGACAGTGAGGATGAAGTAGAGAAACTATCCGCCAGTGAGATGAGAAAACATGCACAAGGTGGTAACCACGACGCATTCCATGCTGGATCTGGTGGTTATAAGAAGAGCAAGGAGATGATGCAACATGTCGTTGACGGCATGAAACCACCTGAGAAGAAGAAAGCACCTGCTAAGAAGAAAGCAGAGGTTAAGGAATCTGTCTGGGAGTATGCACCTGTGCTAGACTTTGCAGCATTCCGAGATCATTATATGCTAGATCACATCTTTAAGGTTGGTGCAGTTGTAGAGCATGACGACAGTGGTATGCGTGGCACAGTTGCTCACCGAGGTACTAACTATGTCATCATGCAGATGCCTGACGGCACTGAACACCGCACTTGGTTGCAGGATATTAGTGAAGTAAGTGACAACCAATCCAATCATTCTGCCGACGATGGTAGTGGTAATGACTGGAAAGTTGGTACCGACAAGTACAGACAAGCGGTTCAGAACATGACTCCTGGGCAGGAAATGAAGAAGTTCAGTGAGTTCGTCAAGAATCAAAAGTCTATTTCCAATAAATAATACTATACTTTTCCCTAGATCAATGCTGGATATCAAGGTTAGTGCTGCACTAATGGGGTTCTCCCTGTTAGAACAGCGCACAATTCTCGACTGCGTGAAGGAAGGTAAGCAGGCACCCACCGCTCGTCTTCGATCCGCAGTTACCACAGTCGAAGAGATTATCGACTCGCACGAAGAAGTCGTAGAAGGATACGCTGGGTTCCCTATCGAAAAAGATCTGATCACTAAGAACAAAGGTAAGTTCAAAGATGATCGTAATATCGGTAGAGTGATCTCACAAGGTGGTCAGTCTATGGTGATCACAGGCAAGAAGTCTGATGGTCGTTATTCTGTTGTCGGTAAGAAAGGCGAGAAGACTGCTAAGGCACCCGAAGATATCGGTTTGAATATGCAGAGGGAGTGGATTGATATCGATGATCTCCACAACCAGATGGTTGAGGGTATGAAGTCAGCACGTAAGAACGTTGGTGCTTCTACATGTTGGGATGGATATAAGGCGAAGGGTACTAAGAAGAAAGGTGGTAAGGAAGTTCCTAACTGCGTGAAGGAAGAGGATCAGATTGACGAACTCTACAAGGGTAAGCACGGTCAGACTGAGAAGCAGTATCAGGACGGTCGTTCCGATGCTGGTAAGATGATCTCTGGTGACTCTAAGTCCAGTGGATCTAAGTATGCTCAGGGCAGAAGAACTGGTAGTGATGCTGGTCCTCAACCTGCTGGTGGTTCTAAGAAACCACAGAGTCAGGGCAAGATGGACAGCGGCAGTCGCACGGATCTTACTTTCCGTAAGGCAGCACTCAAAAAGAAGAACGAAGAGTTTGATGCACTCGTCAATGAGATTATTCTTGATGAAGCATTCGATGACTATACGTTTGAAGAACTGCATGACATCTGTGTAGAGGCACTTAACGAACTCGACATCGAAGATCTTCAAGAAACCTTTGAGATCCTAGATGGTATCGATCTGCTGACTGAGGTCACCAGTCCTGCTAAGGTCAACGCTCTTCGCTTGAAGGACAAAGCATCTGCTTCTTCTGGTCAAGGTCAGAGTGCTGGTAGAGATGCTGGTGCTGAGGCACGTAAGCGTCTTGGTGATAAGAAACCTGAGGCAAAACCTGAGGTCGGAGCACGACGCGAGAAGATGAAAGCAGCATTGAAGTCTGCTGGATCTGCTGTTAAGTCTGGTCTCAAAAAGGCAGGTTCTGCTGCATCTAAGGGTGCTGGGTATGCTGCTGGTGCCGCTGGTCGTGCTGCTAAGGGCGCTGCTAGTAACTTCAAGAAAGGTTACGAGCGTGGATCCCAAGGTAGTTCTACATCAGGTGGTAGTAGTTCTACATCATCCGATTCCTCTGGTTCTACTAGCAACAACAGTGGAAGTTCCAGTAGTTCTAGCAGTGAACCACGCACTAGACTGCGTGATAAAATTAAGTCTGGTATCAAGAAAGTTGTGGGCGGCGTTGCTCGTTCAGTTTCCCGTGGTGCTCGTGGCGTAGCAAGACGCATGGGAGAAGAGAATACATATTCATGGCGTTCTGAAATGGGTCTCGATCAATGAAGACCGATCAAGTCAAACAAAACATTACTACCACTCAGAAGAAAGGTAACGTAATTATCAACCCTAAGAAGGAAGATCTCATGTCCGAATCACTAAGAAAAATTGTTCGTAACGAGGTGGAGTCTCTCAGAGAATCCGCTAAGAAGAAAGCGAAGAACATCAAGGCCGCCAAGGCAGGTAAGCGTTGGCAGGATTCTGATGGTGATGGCAAGTGGTATGAACCAGGTCAAGACGTTAAGAAAGAAGAGTGTGAAGCACCCGCTGCTGCTAAGGTGGATGACTCCGATGCTAAAAAGAAAGCAAAGGATCGCATGAAGCAGAAGATGATGCAGATGACTCAGGATCATGACGACAAGGCCGCTGGCAAGAGTTCTAAGTGATTAACGAAATCTCTTCTTCAATCCTTTCTGATAAGAAGTATATGAAGAAGAGAGCATCTGATGCCGAGAAGCACAAAGAACAAGACGCTCGCATGAAATATGGCAAGCGTTACAAAGACTTTGTGAAGAAACCTGATGATGCTCCTACTAAGACTAGTAAAGGTGTACGCGCCCTTCATAAAGGTAAGTGGGGTTACATGAAAGATAAAAAGTTCACAGCAGATTAGCCTATATAGAGTAACGTTACTCGTATAAACCATGCTTGGATTTTTACTCCCACTAGCGAAGAAAATTATCTCTGACGCTGTTGCTAAGGTGCCTGACAATGAAGAACTGGGTGAGAAACTTGTTGAGATCTGTCTTGTTATTCTTGCTAAGGCAGTTAAGTTAACCAAGACTGACATGGACGATCAACTTCTCGAAGTTGTAACCAAAGCAATCGCTGCTCGCGAAGAAGACTGATCCCTTGGGTCGGTCTCTTTCTTTTTATAAATAAGTTATAGGACAAACCCTTCAATTAAGAGAGAACAATGGCTGTATTTGGAAAAATTGATGCCGCAACTTTCGCGAACAACGTAGCGGTCACCAATGGTGACGCCACTGTTACGAAGAATGCAGCAGACACCGTAGTCGTAGGTGACATTCTGGAACTATCCAGTGTTGCTTACATTGTTAAGCAAGTGACAAGCACCACCACAGTTGAATTGCACAAAGCATATGCAGGTAGCACTGATGCTGCTCTCGCTGGTGCTGTCCGCAGGACTGCTCCTAAGGCAGTTGCTGAGTTCGTTGTTAAGGGTGGTGACAGCAACGCATACGATCTCGTGTTCGTTGACACTACTGAGATGGTGCTCGCTGAGAACAAGTCTCGTGGTATCAATAGTCCTGGTTGGTGGTTGTATCGCACATACACCACTGCTGCTGGTGACACCAAGCATAAGGCAGAGTGCTTAGCATTCGTCCATGCTACTGCTGCCGCTGCTGGTGATGACGCTGACGATACTGTGGTTGCCGACGTGGCATCTGCTGTAACTGTTACTGCACAACCTGCTGCTTCTACATCTTCCTCTGGCGCTGGTACGTTTACTCTTACCACCTCCACCACAGGCACACCTGGTGCTCTTGCATACGTCTGGCAACGTCAGACAGCAAGCGGTAAGCGTTGGACTAACATCTCTGCTTCCCTTGACACTGGTATCACCTATGCAGACTTCACGACCGCAACTCTTGCTTACAGTGGTCTCGCTGGCGACACTCTGGACGGCAACAAGTATCGCGTCAAGATTACGTCTGCTGGCGGTACAGAAGAGGTGATCACCGATGGTGCAGCAACACTGACCTTCGGTAGTTAAAAACTGACACTTTGTTATGAGATTTGATGAACTAAACGAAAGCAATCATTTAATGTTTGCTATTAAGTATTACGAAAACCCCCACTCAGTTACCGTTGACGACTTCATGGAAGACATGAAGAAGTTTAAGTATCTTAAAAGATTACTCAAACGGTACCTGAGCACGGGGGTTTTGCGTACAAACTTAATATTGAACCACATGATTATCCTATATAATGTGTTCGGTGATGGTACATTACCTCTGTTAATGTACAAACTTGAAAGGGAATACTGGTCTATCTTGAAGACTTTTATAATATACTTAAACCGTTATCCATCTAGCGGTGGTAGTCTTGCAGATGTTCCCGTTGATGATCTAGCAAAACAGATACTAGAAGACCTGTGATTAACGAAGACGCTCCTACTAATTCAGTTGGTACTGGTGCAGAGACTGCACTACCCCCATCACACGAACCTCCTGGCATTACACGTTTAACCAAACGTAAAGTGAAGAAGAGGAAGTTTGAGAAGAGTGTCGATCAGATGCTCACGACTGAACATGTACAAGATAAGAACTATCTACCATTCAGAGTGTCGTTTGAAGATGGACAGACTGACTTCATCCTATATGGTAAGTCAGAGTCACAAGTTAAAATTGAACTGAGAAAGATCTATCGTCCAGAAATGGCGAAGAAGTTTAAAGTCACTAGACTTTATCCTAACCAAGTTATTAAGTTTTATTGGGATAAACGACAACAAGCGTTAGGAATGTAAAATACATGGCGGACATTAACTCAGCAATTCTAGAAAGACTAGAAAAGGTAGTTGATTCATTGCAAGACAACAGCGTCAAGATGGGGCAGTTGCTTGCAGTACATAACGAAAAACTATCTACACAGGGTGAAGTTGATGGAATTCTATTTGAGAAAATCGATAGACTTCATTCAGATCTCACCAAAGAGTGTGACACAATCAAGAAAGGTTGTGAGAGAGACATTCGTCTTGTAGATGAGAGACTCAGGATGATGGAGAAAAAGATGTGGTCCATCTTTGGTGGACTTGCTGTCATCTCATTCCTTGTCAGTGTGCCAGGTCAAGCACTGCTCAGATCATTGACACCTAGTGATTCATCTGCTATGGTAGGTACCACGGTACTGGGCATGACTGATGCTGGACGAGATTTACGTCAACAGAATGAGTTGGCGGTTGGAGAAGTTCAAGAAGGTCAAGGACGGGCTATATAATTTTAGATGCCCCTACTGTGGGGACTCCTCTAAGCATAAGAACAAAGCGAGAGGATACTTTTTTGTCATGAAGCAACGCATGGTCTTCAAGTGTCACAACTGTGGCATGGGTAGGACGCTTGCCAACTTCCTAAAAGATCAAGATCCTAACACGTACTCGGAGTACCAGTTAGAGAAGTATAGAAACAATGCCACTGGCAAAGCAACAACTGTTGCTAAGGTTGTCGTGCCTTCTAGTAAACCACGTTTCGCTAAGAAACCTACATCAGGTTTGGTAAATATCAAAGACCTAAATAATGAACATCTCGCAAAGAAGTATCTACTAGATCGTTTGATTCCTGAGGAGAAGATAGGATGTTTTTACTATGCAGATAAGTTCAAACGATGGGTTAACACCCAGAAACAAACGTTTGAATCCTTGCAAAACGATAGACCTAGAATTATTATCCCTCTCATTGGCGAGGACGGTACTTGGTTTGGTATCCAGGGTAGATCTCTGGCACCAACTAGCACGTTACGATACATCACCGTGATGTTTGAAGATCGTTTAAAACTATTCGGTCAAAATAATATTAATCCTGAGGAAACAGTTTATGTCACGGAAGGACCATTCGACTCCACTTTCATTACCAACTCTGTTGCTATGTGTGGTAGCGATGTTGACCACCGCTCTCTACCTTATCGATCTAGGGTCTGGGTTTTCGACAACGAACCAAGGAACCGACAGATTGTTGAGAGAATGCAGAGAACTGTTGATCAGGGAGACCCAGTAGTAATATGGCCAAATACAATTAAACAAAAAGATATCAATGATATGGTACTGAAAGGACTTGACCCCAGTGCTATAATAAAAGGCAACACCTATCAAGGGTTACAAGCAAAACTTAAACTTACAGATTGGAAAAAAGTATGAGCACGACAGTAGTAAAAAGAGATGGAGTTGTTGCAGATCTAGATCTCAATAAGATTCATGTGATGGTTGAACATGCTTGTAAGGACCTTGCAGGTGTATCTGAAAGTCAAGTTGAGATGAATGCTAACTTGCAGTTCTTTGATGGTATTGCGACAGCAGACATCCAAGAGATTCTTATCAAGTCTGCTAATGATTTGATCTCTCTGGATGCTCCTAACTATCAGTTCGTTGCTGCACGTCTACTCCTATTCAGTCTTCGTAAGTCTGTATACAATGGGCATCCAGAAGGGCATCCTCATCTGTATGAGCAGATTCAACGTGGTGTAGTGCTGGGTGTGTATGATGCTACTGTTCTTGAATCATATTCAGAAGAAGAGTGGGACATTCTCGATAGTTATGTTGACCACGATCGTGATTACTTGTTTACATATGCTGGTCTAAGACAGGTAACTGATAAATATCTTGTACAAGATCGTAGCAGCGGTCAAGTGTATGAGACACCTCAGTTCATGTACATGTTGATTGCTGCAACGTTGTTTGCACCATACTCACAGGACATCAGGTTAGATTATGTCAGAAGATACTACAACGCAATCAGCAAGCACCAAATCAACATTCCCACACCTATCATGGCAGGGGTGCGAACTCCACTTCGACAATTTGCTAGCTGTGTTCTTGTTGATGTCGATGACACCCTCGATAGTATCTTTTCTAGTGACATGGCGATTGGCTACTATGTTGCTCAACGTG